TGCAGCAATTCAGCTTGTATGACAGCACCCCGTTGCAAACCGCGATCAGCCGTATCCCACAGATTTCCTCGGTCGAAATCTGCGACTACCTCACCGGAAACCAACTTCTCTTGGTCGAAGAAAACCCAGCCAGCGTTCAAACCATCGTTGGTATGGATGTCACCACTGTACAGTGGCAAGAGCAAGGCGGGCTTCTGGAGAAGTTCCGAGTCATGGCGATGATGGTTCCTCTTGTTAAGCTTGACATTGCTAACAACTGCGGAATCGTTCACTTTAGCTGATCCTAGCTAAAGTCACAAAGCCCCCCGCTGCACCCCGGCCATTGCGTTACTCCCCTACGCATGGCCGGGGTTTCTTTTGAATCTAAGGGGAATACGGGGTTGATATGGCTAAGTTTAGATTGTTGGCAGGGAAGCATGTTATTTCCACGGACCCGCTTACCAAAGCTGTTCCTGGGGACATTGTTGAAAGTGACAAGAATCTTGTCGAACTTTTCGGGGACAACAAATTTGAATTGGTAGCGGAAGCCGCTACCGATGTGCCCGAGTCTGTTGTAGAGTCCACAAAGAAACCTGTAAAGAAGGGTGTATAACTATGAGTTGCGAACCTCAGTTCGTCGGTCAGTTAGATTGGGTTTGTTTGAAAGCAGTCATCGATGACGTTCGCGGGGGCAAAGTCTCCGTGTCCACGGTTAGCAAGGGGCTGTGGGTAGCCGGATGTGCTGTCGAATTGCTCGGCGCATGGGAACTGCCCAAGGTATTCGGAGATTCGGTAGAAGCAGATCGCTCTGTAACCGACATCTGCGATGAGTTGGAATCCCATATCCCAGTAGAGGGATCGATCCAAGGGCCTCCTCAAATCGACCCCGCGACAATCCTGATGATTGTCCAGCTTGTGTGGAAGCTCGTCCAAGCACTCAGGAAGTAATAGCAGCCATGATTCGTGCAGCAGTGTTCATTATTTGGGGCCTACTGTGTTCAGTGGCTCTGGCAGATTTAGACGTAACTGTTGTCAAGTCCCGCGTCCTGTCTGGGGTATCTAATCCCCGTGTAGTCGGGGATGTGATTCTTTACGACGGCGATCAGCCTCCTAGGGTGCTACCTGCTGCTCAGATCACTGTTGTCACGGATTTTAAGTTCGTTCGCGTAAAAGCGCGGACGAGCTTGTTTGAAAGTTCTAATGTTCAACAGATTTCAGAAGGCGTTTATCTGTTGACCGGTTCCGGTAAATACGCAGTCGAGATCATTGCGTTTGACCCTGAAAAAGGAATCGATGAAAAGGTAGTCCAAGTGGAACTCGGTGATGTGCAACCTGATCCCAATCCCCCTGGCCCTACTCCTCCCGGGCCTGATAAACCTGTGCCACCCGATGTGTTCGATAATATCGGTCAGCGAGTCGCGGCTGCTACTGTATCAGCCCCTAGGAAACTTGAAGTCGCCAAAGTCTACCGTAATGCGGCAATCGAACTTCGAGAAAACCAATCTGTTACGGTCAACGGTGTGTTTGACAAATCTTTCCAAGAACGCGCTAGAATCGTGGGTACGAATGTAGCCGAGTGGCGGGCATTCTCTGAATTGCTGAATGCTGATGTCAAAGTCCGATGGCCCATGAGTCGAATGACTGTAGCGGACTATTTCGACGCAGTAGCCGTAGGTCTGGAGGCAAAACAATGAGTGGAGACTTAGGTTATAGCCCCGGCCAGATGGGATGGGTGATTCCAGGCACTCATACCGAACAAGAAATGCTTGATGCGGAAAAGCGGTACTTCGACAAGGCGTACCAAGACTACCCTTTAGCCTATGAACAGCGGCCTGCTAGAGAAATGCCGCCCGTTATCAAGGCAAAGTGGGAAAAGTTCCAGGCAGATCGCGGAAGATTTCCAGGGTCACAGGATTTGACCCTGATTGACGAATTCGTATTCGGTCAGTCGTTTACATGGCTATCGCAGAAAATTGGCAGTTGTTTTCCAGCGGGTACGCTTATTCGCATGGCAGACGGAAGCCAAAAACCTATTGAACAGATTCGTTTGTTTGAGCAGGTTTTGACTGCTGAGGGCAATGTTTCTTATGTGTCTCAAATAGGCGGTCGCGAGGTGTCGGAAGACATCTACGAAATCAAGCTGTGGGGGCACATGCGGGTCAGAATGACCGAAGAACACCCGCTCTTGACCAAGCGAGGCTACGTCAGAGCGTCTGAACTTCGTTTGGATGACTACGTCGCTTTGCCAAAGTACGCCCCTAAGACGGCAGACTACCTACATACCACTGACCACATCGTTCAGTCCGGGCAACAGATTCGCGCTGCTAGGAAAGCCGCTGTGGGAACACACAGAACACACGGCGATTCGCATGTAAAGACCTATCGTACCGTTCCAGACGTTATCGAAATGGATAGCGATTTTGGCTGGATTTGCGGACTTTATCTAGCAGAAGGCAACACAGACCGAACAAAGTTGACTTGGACGCTACACGCCAAGGAACTTGAAACACACGCAGCTAAACTGGCATCTTTGATGCAATCTAAGTTTGGCATCGAAGTATCGGTTACACAACCTAAGCAAAACACTTGCAAGGTTGTATTGCATTCGTGTGTATGGTCCAAGCTCTTTGAAAGCCTTTTTGGTTGCGGTTCGGGTGGTAAGCGGCTCCATGCCGACCTAGCCTCCGGCAACGAAGCGTTCCTTCGTGGGCTGCTGCAAGGTTGGCTAGACGGAGACGGACATCGTAGTGAACAAAGCAGCGACCAGGGGGCATTTTGGCAGGGTGTTAGCGTATCCAAGGCATTGGCTTTGGATATGTTCAACATTGCCCATGCCTTGGGCATGTTGCCCTCCATACAGTCTACTGACCCCAAGATTTCGCATGGGGTCAAATCCAGACAACGTCGCTATGATGTCACTATCCGAGACAACCAACAGCCTATGCAGGCAATTGTTGAGGACTCGGTCGTCTGGAGACAGGTTCGCGGCATTGAAAAAGTGCCGTTTTCCGGCAAGGTTTACAACTTCGAGGTTCCCGGCGATAATAGTTATGTGGCCGATGGACTCGGCGTACACAATTGCGTATGGTCGAATACTTTTCGCCGCTGGTTCGAGCGTATGTGCGTCGAAATCGCATTACTTGGCGAACCCGAGGAATACATCGGTAAACTCCAGTTCGGTCCCCAATCTATTGCGCCATTTTGCATCAATTACGGATTCGCCAGACAACGGGCAAACATGAAGGGCGGGGACGGCCTGTACTGCAAACCAATGTCGGAATCCCTGGTCAAAGATGGAGTGGTATTTTGCTCCACGCCCAAACTTAGGGAACTGATGAATGCTGCCGGGGCCACCCGAGATACTGATTACCCGGAACCTCAGTCTGAAAGACTGTATCGCAGGATCGGGGACTGGGCCTGGAATAACGATCTTCGTCCGTATACCGCTTGCCGGGTTTTGGAGTCCACCCCGGTAACGAGCATAGAGCAGCATAACAGAAACGTAGAGCAACTAAAGCCCATGTTTCAATGCTCCATGATTGCCATTCGCCGCATAGGGCATCACCCTGACGGATTCGCAATCCACGCGAGAGATACAAATAACGAATGGGCGCACAATATGGGATGGGCCGGTGTAAGGATAGCCTCAGACGGTCAGCGATTCCATAGGCTATGCAACACATCCTGGCTACAGGACGGAAGCGCCGATGTAGAGAAATATATCTACAACGTCCCTGAAAAAGAACTGGAAGAATGGTACAGGCGGGGCAGAGTTGACACATCGAGCATCGGGGACATTGACGGCGTAAAATCCTTACCTGCAAACATCTAAGGTGCTGAAATGGACGAGACTCCAAACAGTTTATTAAACTGGGTTCTAGGTGCTATAGCTGCTTTGGCGGCCTCAGCCGCAGGTGTTATCAAATACCTGTACAGTAAGACCGAGAGTGCTAATGCCTCCCGGATCAGCGAACTCCAGGCACAGGTTCAACAGCTTAAAGATATCAGCACTCGATGCGAGGATATTCGGGTACAACTTCATATCCAAGTCACCCAGCTTACGGCTGAATTGACTTTGCTAAAATCAGAACACTCTGATTTGAAGGGCCAATTCATCGAGTTGCAGCGAGAATTAACAGAATCTAACCGCCAGAAATAAGGATTGAACTATGCCTGCCCAGTTTCCTAACCAGTATAGCTCTGATACCGTCGCCCGTTTCTTGGACCTCGGGACCACGGGACAGGTAGCCAATGCGACCGGGGCATTCTTGACTGGGTGCATTGTGTCTAATGTCAACGCGACAGCGCGGTATCTGAAAATCTACAACAAGGCTACTGCTGCTACTGGTTCGGATACCCCGGTTATGACTATTTTGATTCCGGCTACAAGTGTAGTAAACTTAGGTGACATTGAAATACCGTTTAGCAACGGTATCGGAGTCCGTGCTACCACGGGTGTCGCTGACAATGATACAGGTGCGCCTTCTACTAACGACATCATTGCACATGTCCTTTACCGAGGATAACCCCGCGTAATGTCCGCAACGTCGCTTGACCTATCGCAAATCAAAACCGATGCACTGTCGGCGGCATCGACGTTTAGGACGTTGATCGGGTTGGGCACTGGTGATACGCCGACGTTTTCTAGTTTAACGCTTGGCACATCTGGTGTGTTTGTCGGCGGGACAAATTTGATTGAGCAGCGCAACAGCACAAATGCACAGCGTTTCAACCTCTATGGCACGTTTACCGATGCTTCCAACTTCCGCAGGATGTTCCTTTCATCGACGACAGCGGGGGCGTTTACGATTGGTGTCGAGGGTGCAGGAACAGGGGCGAGTGGGAATACGCTGGCGATTGGTAACCAGTTGCTATTTGGTGACGGTACTAACTCAGTTCCAAGTATTTCATTCAGCAACGACACCGATACAGGAATATACCGACAAACCAACGCTATTAACTTTGCAGTCAATGGTGTATTACGGCAGCAATTTCAAACCGATGGATCGATTGCAATAATTGGTACAAGCCCGTTTTTGTTTGCTAGCGGAACTGGCAATTTTACAATACAAAGCGCAGTTGGATCTATCAATTTAATAGCATCTTCAATAGGCGTTTCACCAAGCACCCTCACCGGCTCTTCCGCTACCTCTGCCCTAGACATCGCCCAAACCTGGAACACCACGGGCACACCGACGTTAATCAAAGCGAATGTCACCGACACCGCTAGCAACGCAAACTCGCTGCTGATGGACTTGCGAACTGGAGGAGTTAGCAGGTTCCGTGTAACTAAAGATGGTTGGGTCAGAACGCCTTACTTACAGCTTTACAGTGTCCCAAAAATTGCAGCAGAAAACGTATTAACTCAAGCTATTGTTTATGTTGGTTATGCACATTCGTTGAGGTTAGGCGTAAACGAAGTACCAAGAGTAGAAGTTGATCCGATTTCAGGACTTGGAATTGGTGTAGCTGCTGGTGGTGGAATGAACAATGGAGTGTGGCTAATCAACGACGCCGCTCAAACCCTCGCTCAGAGAAATGCCGGAAATGCCCAGACGTTCCGCATCTACAACACCTTTACGGATGCAAGCAACTACGAGCGTGGCAAGCTCGAATGGTCGAGCAACGTCTTCCGGATCGGCACAGAGAAAGCGGGCACTGGCAGTGCTAGGGCACTGGAACTTCAGACGGACGGGACGACGCGGCTGACGATTGGAACCGCTGGTTTGTTTACGATTGCCGACGCACTCGACATTGCAGTTGGCACAACCACCGGAACCAAAATCGGCACAGCGACAACGCAGAAACTCGGCTTTTTCAACGCTACGCCAGTAGTACAGCCAACCGCAGTCGCAGACGCAACCGATGCGGCATCGGTGATTACTCAACTCAACGCACTTCTCAGTCGTATGCGTACCCTCGGATTGATCGCAACATAGGAACCCCAAACCATGATCGACCTAACTCAGTTAACACAAGAACAACGATGGGGCGTAGACTTCGCAACGCTTGAAGCGAACAAGCTCATCGTCACCGAGAACGAACAGATCACCGCAAGCAATGCGAGTCTGCCCGAAGCGGACAAGAAGCCGCTGAAGGAACTGTTCACACCGCAAAGCTATCTTGAGTCGGTAATACGTTCGGCTTGCGATTCGTATTACAAGCAACTCGTCGATTTCAAGAAAAAGTCGGCGTTGCAAATGTTTGATTCTTTAAGTCCAGAGCAACAAGCGGCACTCGTAGCCCAGTTGCACATTCCTGACGTTTTACCGGAGTAATCATGAACCTCGAAATCACCAAAGAAGAACAACAGCAACTGATGGCATGTCTTGACCTCGCAGTCAAGCAAGGTGGCCTACAAGCAGCAAGTGTGCTACTGCCACTCGCCGCTAAGATTCAACAGTTGAAGGACGAATCGGATGGCAACGCAGACACTCCTGTTTAATGCAGGCACGGGACTCACAATAGTCTGTAAGCTGTTTGGTCTTAATAGCGATACCGTTGTAGCTACGGCTACAGCGGTTGAGCGGACCAACGACAAGAATAGGTACGCAGTAGCCTTTACTGGCGTACCTGCGGGTGCTTACAGACTAAACGGGTTCGTGTCTAACGTGGGTGGATTTGCCAATGAGGTCTACGACCTGACCTTATCAACTGCAACCTTCTACCCCAGGAGTGAGGCGGCAATCAACGTAGGAGCTATTGCTGATGCCGTGTGGGATGAATCATACAATCAACATACTACAGCGGGAAGCTTTGGTAAGTTGATGGACCTACTAAGAAAAGCCAACACTCTTGTAGAAGGCACGGTACAGGCATCGCCCGCACCTACTTCTACGGTGTTTAAGTGCAACGTGGATTATCCAACTGGTGCTTTTGAACATGCGGTCCTGGTATTCCAAGAAGATGCAACACTGGCAGAGCAAAACAGCCCAATTCTTACATGGGTAAACAACGGTGATGGGACTTCAACCGTTACCTTGGAAGAAGCTAGAACCGCTGCTCCTGTAGCTGGAGACAAGTTCTTTATTCTGCCTGCTAGCCACGTTCACGCGATTGCGGATATCAAGCAAGCATTGCAAGAAAGCGTAGGAACCGGGGCCAGAACAGTTACCGTTACCGTCAACTACTCCGGCAACCCAGTTCAAAATGCGATAGTCCGCATGACCAAGAATGCGGAAACCTACATAGCCGTAACCAATGCCTCTGGTCAGGCTGTATTTAATCTGAACGATGGAACGTGGACTGTAAGCATCACTGCGGCAAATCTGATATTTGCCGGGGCATCCCTTGTTGTCGATGGCACAGAAACGGTCACATACAGCATGGCTGCCGGGGAAAGCATTTCCCCATCATCGCCGCCCTATACCACGGGCTACTGGGTTGTGCTAGACCTTAACGGTGTAGTCCAGCCCAATGCCCAGGTAGTGATCCAGGCCGCTAATCCTCCCAAAGATTCAACTGGCCTTGTCATGGAAGATGCACCTAGAACCGGGACAGCGAATGGAAGTGGAGTTGTGTCGTTCACGAATCTCGTAAAAGGAGCTACCTACGTTGTCTACCGTTCAAACAGCACTAGAAAGTTCAATGTTCTAGTCCCGGCGAACGCAGGCAACACGGTAGCTTTGGGAAGTATTGTAGGGTAGCGCCATGCCAGCCACAACCACCATAACCGCAGTCCAGAAGATCATTCAGTACGATGATACTGTGATTACGGACATTCAACCTTTTATTGATTCCGCGATCCTCATAGTTACTGCTGTGGTGGGAACGGCATTGCCTGATCCCGGATTAGAATTGGTAACACGGTATTTAAGTGCCCACTTAATAAGTATCACTGACAGTTCTACGCGAATCCAGTCGGAGCAAGTCAAGAGCTTGACGAACTCCTACCAGTACCGTCTTTCAGACGGCCTTGGTATTACCCACTGGGGAGCCACTGCTATGATGCTGGACACCAGTGGAAAACTAGCCAACTGGAACAAAAAAGTGATTGATGGGGTTGCCGGGGCCTTTACCTTGGTTTGGGGCGGCAAACCGCCTGAACAGTCCCCTGCCTACAACAGCTAAGGTGGCTCATGTCCCTAATTCGCAAGTGCCAACGCGAAACCCTAGTCCACTGGCCCCTAATCGGGTCTAAGCAGACCGGGGAACCTATCTGGGGCGCACCGCAGCAACTTACCTGTCGATGGGACGACTGTACCCGGGAAATCATCCAGGCTAACAATACCCGAGTGCTTTCTAAGGTTGAGCTAATCACCGAGATTTTACTTTCCCCCGGTGATCTCGTTCGTCGGGGCACGTTAGCGAATACCGCCTACTGGGAAGACCCAAAACGCAACCAGGATGCTTACGAGGTCTTAAAAGTATGCGATACCCCGACCCTAAACTACCGGGAAAGGCTATACGAAGCTTATGCTTAGTTACAGGGCCAGGATATTCAACCTCGACAAGTTCAAGACTTCCTTCAGGAACTACGATAAAAACCTAGGAAAAGCATTCAAACCAGCAATGGAGAAGGCTTCTGAGGTTTATTTTGAGGCTGCCGACGAACTGGTCCCTATGGAAACCGGGGCACTTAGGCGATCCCGGGGCATAGTTCAACGAGGGAACGGTTGGAAAACTCAGACTTTCCTGGGTTACGGGTTTGAGATAATGGAACTGTACATCCGCGAAACCTCTGGTAGCCCAGAGATCAAAGTTCCAAAAGACTATGCCGTTTACCAGCACGAAGTCCCCATGAACCACATACTTGGAATTGACCATTTCCTAGAAGAAGGGCTGGATTATTACGGGCATTTGATCGTAGACGCAGTCTTTACTGAACTAGCAAAGGTGAAAATATGACCCCCGGGCTAGCATTAGCAGAGTTGATACAAGCTACGGCTACGGTGGCGGGTTACGAAATCTTCATTAACCACATGCCGGATAAGCCGGATAACGCCATTCTGATCTACGAAGTCAACGGAGGGGTCTTAGAATCGCGTAAAATGGCTTCTGGCGAACGCGAGGAGCATCCGGCACTCAGGGTGCTGGTTAGGGGCGCGGACTCGTCTGCGAGGGACGTATTGCAGTCTATAGCGGACTTGGCAGACACTACCTACAAATTCAGCCTGTCGAACGGGCAAGTTTTGCAGGTTATCACAAAATCTAATACAATAGGATTTGCAGGCCATGAGCCACAAACCCGCCGCTACGTTTACACCCAGAACTACCGATTGACTTTGGAGTAATTTTCCATGCCTAACTTGAAGGACGGTTTCAAAATCCTGATCGCGATCAACGGGATCAGCGGCCAATTCGAGGAAATCGAAGTAACCCCACCGTCGATGAGTTCCGGTGGCGGGATCGACCAAACCACGATGCGTAACAGCCGTTACCGAACGATGCTCGGTAAGGCCCTGATTACGCTCGAACCCGTATCGATCAAAGTCGCATTTGACCCCAAAGTCATTGCACAGATGCACCAGTTCCTCGGAACCAACCGGCACGTTACCATTACGTTCCCGGACGGGTCTACCCTGGTATTCTATGCCATCATCAACTCCTTCACCTTCGATTCCTTCAAGGAAGGCGAACGGCCAGAAGGCACGTTGGAACTGGTTCCAAGCAATATGTCCACGGCAGCAACGCCGGTCGAAACCGCTCCGGTCTTTGCTACCGGAACCACGGCTACGACCACCACGACCGCTGGTCCGTGATCCACTTAGTAGGTTTGTTTTCCACGTTTACTCAGGCGGCCTGCTAAGGGCCGCCTGATTCGCAGAGGGTTGTATATGATTTCTGTTTCTGTCATTCGTAAGTCTATTCCTGTTTCCCTGGAGTCTGAGTCTGGGGTAAGTCAGTTCTACATCAAAGAAATGACTGGGGCGCAGCGAGATGAGTTTCTGGCAACGACCAACAAGAAGCTCAAAGTTGATCCAAACACCGGCGAAGTCGTCGGGATGAACGATTACAAGGGTATGTACAGCACCCTGTTGTCGTTCTGCCTGTACGATGCGGACGGGAAACTGGTTCCCGAGGCATCCATTCAGGCTTGGCCGGATTCGGCGCAACGTGTTTTGTTTGACGCGGCTAGCGTATTGAACGGGCTGAAAAAGAGCGAAGAAGCAGAAGAGAACGCCGAAAAAAACTAACTCTCGAAAGCGAGGAGTTTCTTTGGTACGAACTCGCTTTCGAGCTTAAATGGCCCGTGTCGCTGGTTAAGCAACTTACCACGGTGTCTGAATTTGAAAAGTGGCAGTCTTACTTCCGATTGAAGCAGACGCTGCATGACAAATCAGACTGGTATGCTGCTCAAACGACATGGGCCATTTTTGCGTCTCAGGGCGCAAAGAAATTTAAGCCCAATGACTTTTTGCTGGAATTCAAGTTGCCCGAAACCGAGAAGAAAAAAGAACGAACCTGGGAACAAGAACGCGAGTTGTGGCTAGGTATGCTAGGCGTAAAGCAGGAATCTGACGATGTCAACTAGGCAGCTACCTCCCCTGTATGTGAAGCTACAGGGTGATAATAAGCACTACAGCAAAATGATGGATGAGTCCATCAGAAAAGCTGAGAAGCTAGAAAAGACTCTTCAGAGAATTTCTAATCTCTCTAGTTCAATTCCTACCTCTGGCGGTAAGGGAGGATTTTTCGGAGGTATAGTAAATGCGATTGCTTCGCTGCGGAATCTATTTTCAAGAAGCGCATCGACTACCTCCACAAACACAGGAACAGGAACAGGAACAGGAGGTAAGACGCGAGGGTCTTCAGAAGCCTCTATGCTTTTGGCACAGGGCAAAGCAGATGCAGCGAAAATAGAGGCCGCCGCAAAAGCCGCAGCAATTACGCAAGAAGCTGCCGCCCGTGCAGCAGCGACCGCAACGAAAGCTGCCGCCCGTGCAGCAGCGACTACACAGGAGTCTGCCGCCCGTGCAGCGGCAACTGCGACAAAGGCTGCTGCCCGTGCAGCGGCAACTGCAACAAAGGCTGCTGCCGATGCACACGCTACCAGAGTTAAGGCTGCTGCCGATGCACATGCTACCAGAGTTAAGGCTGCGGCAACGGCACATGCTACCAGCGTTAAGGCTGCGGCAACGGCACATGCTACGAGAGTCAGAGCCGCTGCGGATGCCGCAGCAAGAAGAACGGTCGCAGCAGCAAGAGCGTATGCTGCCATATTAACTGCCGCCATAACAGCTAGTGCTAGAGCTACTGCGATACAAGCGAGAACCGCGAGAGATAATCTAGGCCATGCTGAACGAAATCGAAGAAGCGAAGAAGCTCATAGGCAGAAACTTCGGATAGCCGATGAGATACATCAGAAAAGAATGGCTAGTCGGTTTTACACAACCCATAAGCCTAGCAGCGGCGGTGGGCAGAATAGGTTTGGGGCAGGGATTGCCGAGCGTGCAGACATCTACATGCACATGAATGCCTTGAAAAACCTAGCAAGTACGGCAAACTCTTTGCTAGAAATCGGAACATCGTTCCGTGAAAACTCCGTAGCTATCGAAGTCTTTGTAGGCTCTGCGCAAAAAGCCGACTCGGTAATGAAAGAGATTCAAGAGTTCGCTATTAAGTCTCCTTACATGTTCGCTGATCTTGCCGGGGAAGCAAGAAATATGATGGCTTACGGAGTGAGTGCCGAGCAGACAATGGATGTGATGAAAAGCCTGGGCGATATCGCCGGGGGTAATTCTAGGCGATTCGGGCTGCTTTCTTACGCTATGTCACAAATTGTTTCTGTAGGCAAGCTACAAGGAAACGAGTTACGCCAGCTTACCGAACAAGGGTTCAATCCGTTAAAGACCATTGCGGACAAAACCGGCATGAGCATGGCAGAATTGTTTGAGGCTAAAGAGAAGGGGCTGATTACCTCCCAAATGGTCATTGATGCCTTAAAAATAGAAACATCAGAAGGCGGTCGATTTGCGGGTACAATGAACCGCATGAGTAATGAACTCGGTGGTTTAATGAACCGGATTCGTGAAACTATTCAAACATCGATCCTTCTAAAAGTCTATAAGCTTTTAGAAGAGGATTTGAAACGGCTTGCCAGACGCACGTTGGAGTATATGGCGGCATTGGAAAAATGGATCGATGATAATCCCGAGCTAATCAAACAAATAGTCACTATTGCCCGGTATGTGTTCGTAGGTGTAGCAGCTTTCCATGCTGCCGGTTTAGTAATTGCATTCGTAGTCTGGAACATAAGCGCATTATTAAGAGTGCTTTCTGTTCTTAGATTGATTGTGATGCCTATAGTGCTGCTGTTTCAGATTCTTCCTATGATACTAGGTCTAATAGCAAGCGCGTTCACATTCTTGTTAAGCCCGATTGGGTTGGTTATCGTTGCGGTAACGGCTATTGCAGGAGCCTTTCTGTACTTTAGTGGGTATGGAGGGCAGGCGATAGATTACATATCAAGTAAGTGGGGCCAGATGTTTACTTGGTTCAAGGAAGTTTTCGGTGCAATAACCACAGCACTTATGTCCGGTCAATGGGCAGCGGCTGGTAAGATCGCTATGTTAGCGTTTGAAATGGCGATTCGTGTGCTTATGCAACCTGTTTATGACATTTGGGTCGATCTTTATAGCTTCATAGCCGAAGGAGGCGTATTAGCCGTAACAGGATTCATGTCCGTATTTGGTTCTGTCTCTACCACTTTAATGACGGGTTTTGGCACGGCTATTACCTGGATTACGGGGGCGTGGGATTTAGCGGTCAACGCTATTGCCAAAAAATTACTTTGGCTTTACAGCATGTTTGACTGGAGCATCGACTACGAAGAAGGTGCTAAAATGATGGACAAAGAGGCTGCTCAGAGGGCCAAGCAGCGCCAAACAGAGTTAGACCAAGCAAACGCAAAACGTGCCCAAGACCTTGCTGCCGCTAACGCAGAGCGTGAGCGATTTGCGAAAGGCATGAGTGAAGGAATACGAAATCAAGCAAACGAGGCTAAAGATTCTTATGGTAATAGAATAAACCAGCTTGATGCCGAGTTAAAAGCTACCATGGACGAGGTAAACCAAAAAGCGGCTAGTGAGCCGACATCCCCAGAAGGTATGCCTGTACCAGAAGCATACGAAGGATATGATTTTAGCGGTTTGAAAGGGGGCAAGGGCAAAGGCGCAGGTAGCGCTGATCTTACCGCATTCACCTATGACAGCGGTTCTTATCGATCAAAAATGGCAGAATACGCTTCTCGCGTAAAAGCCGAAGGCGCGGGAGCCAATCCACAGTTGAATGCTCAGTTGACTGCTAATAACATTCTTCTCAAGATTCTTGGGGCTTTGACTGGCGGCGGGACCACTCCACCCGATGCAAACAACACCATCAGCCCTGCAAACCTAAATTCCGTAGGTGCGTAATGACAGCTATTTTGAGAGGTCTAAAAAACGTAGCCATGTCCCGCGATGATGAGGGGCATCGAACTTACGAATGCACTTGGATATTCAATACCGACAGCCCACTGGACGGCCCGGAGACAGTGCTACAGGCTGTCAATATAATACTGCCCACGGGTTCTGTGTACAGCATAGACAACGACTACGATCCCTGGGCATTCTGCACCCCTAAGCTCTCGATCTCGCCACACCCAGGATACAGTGACGGGGACGTAGTGCAGTCGTGGCAGATTACCAATCAGTACACTACTAAGCCCATGCAGCGGTGTAACTCGACACAGATCGAAAACCCGCTACTGGAGCCGTACACGCTGTCTGGGGACTTTGTGCATGTCTCCCGGGAAATGAAGACTGACCGGTTTGGAAGGGCACTTCGGCACTCGAATCTGGAGCCTATTCTTGGACCGGAGGTCGAAGAAAAGGTAAGCTATCCGTCCATCAGTATCAGTTTCAACAGTGCTGTCTTACCAGCGTCTACCTTCAACTTACTGATTAACAGAGTCAACGATGCGCCTTTGTGGGGGTTTCCGGCAAGGTGTGTCCGATTTACAGACTGCCGGTTTGAGAGAGTTCTGTACGGTACATGTTTTTACTACTACAAGATACAATACACGTTTGAGTGCAATCTGGATACCTTTGATAAGAAGATACCGTCATACGGTCTGGCTAGGCTAAAAAACGGTGCTATTCCGTTTCTGCCGGGGTCTTACGAAATCCCCAAAGACGATAACGGCGAGAACATGCCTCCTGTGTTTTTGGATTATATCGGCAGACCTGCTACCCCTGATGATGTGAATATCCTAGGCGCTCCGATACCAGGAAATACATACATTCAAACAGTTCAGATTGCGAAACAGGCAAATCTTTTACTCTTAGGAATCCCAACGGTGCTAATCTAATGCTAAAGTCGAACGAAGAAATAGTCAAGACGGTAGGTGAACCTAAAGAAGAAGACCGATTCACAGCAGTTTTCCAGGGGACTTATTTGGAGTGGGGTACGGGGAATATGGTCAATTCTAGATGGGCCTACGACCGACTACGCCCATCGGTTGACTCCGCGATCCAGTCTGATACCCGAGTAAATCCCGCCAAGGAACAGAAACTGCTACTGCCCGAAGGAAGTTTTGAAATTTTCCTGGGGCACAAAGAACTGGAAATCCTAGGTAGCGATCCCCTGATGGCCGAACAGCAAAAGGGCAATGTTATTGAGGTCTATCTTGATGGAAAGTTGCATGCAATCCTCCGGCCCGGTAGGATGTTGTTCGGGGAGTTTCCTGGGGTTATTACCGTTAAAGCCACCAAAGCAACCGCTATTCTGCACATGACCGCTTTCCCATGCTAGGCATCCACAAAGGTTATTTTCTATCTGATGCCGACCGCAAGCGCTTAGGGCGCGTTTTAGGGGCCGCTGAAAGCGCGCCGCCTGCGTCTATGATTGCGCCGAAAGCAGGGCATTTGTTTAGTGCAGCAGATACCTACTTCGCTTTACCGCCTTGTGAGACAGGTATCCCGGCGGGGTATCTTAGAGATGGGTACGACTCTAGTAGCGACTCCTTCGGGGCTGCAAAGTGCTGTCTGTTTAAGTATGACCGCGAAAGCAAGCGTATCATTCAGTTGTTAGATGGCGTGGGAATCCCTACCAGAGCCATAGTCTACAACGAAACCGGGTGGACAGTCAACCATCTGGTAAAAATCACAAAACATAAGAACGGGACTTGGGTAGTAGACAAAGGCGATATTGAGCAATCAAGGATTTGGCTCGGATTAAAATCCACAACCACTACAGGCACAACTACCAGCACTACCCCAAGTCCTGTGAATCTTCCTTGCCAGGGATACTGTTTATGGACTGCGAACTCCGGCCTTGCTTGGGAAGGGCCGGTAGGCGGGTGCGAGAACAGAACTACCACAAGTACAACAACCACGACCGCCGCACCCCCACCTACGACAATCGGCCCTACCACAACTGGAACAACTACCACTACTACGGCAACCAGTACAACCGCTGCCCCTTGTCTGTCCGCAAAACCCACCTGCAAGCTTAAATGCGTAGCCGTAACTACGACAGCAGGCGCATGGCCCCCTGCTCCTTCAACCGGGTTGACTTATCAGTTAGAGAATCCAGGAGCAGATGGATGCTCATCTCCTTGCACTTGCTACGGGCAGGGCGATCCCTGCTTCACTTTGAATGCGTACATCGAGAGTCGTTGTATTTTCATGGTCACTACGACCAGTACGACAACCACTACAGAGTCGCCTAGCAATCGCCAGAATCCCTGTTTCCAAGTTAATAAGTTTGCCCCTACAGCAAGTATCCCTGCAAATACATTTCGCGCTGCTAGGATGCAAGGCGGCCTAGGGCCGTGGCAGGTTTGCAAAGAATGTGATCCAGGTTACAGACCGTTGTACCCCATCGGTGCAAAACCTCCTGTTTTGCCTAACGAAAGCGCAACAGCGGTTTACCATCAGTCTAGCTGTGTATACGACCCATGTTCCTCTGATCTGCCTTTGCCCGGTGATTACCCAGTAGGTAAAGCGGTCTACAGGGCATTCAACTGGGACAATCTTCAAACAAACTGGCAAAACGCCTTAGAGTCTGCGGACTTTCTACGATTCGATCTGAATCCGGGACCAAGACCACTGAGTAATGCGTTTTTATATGCTGAGGAGGATGGATGGGAGATTCAAGGGTTGCAGCTACCAGGATTTCAGAACAGTTTGAACACTGTTTCTGACCCGCCTGACCGCAATCCCTTAGCGTGGTACGCACCTAACTGGTCAATATGCCAGTCATGCCCTCCAGGAACTCGGCCAAAGTTGCCCCCTCCTCGTATGCTGCCAATGGACACCTCTTGGTGGATCAGTATGCGAAACTGGTTGATAGATGACGCACCGAATGACCCAGACTGGGGATATGGCGTATTGTGGGCAGATGGAGAACGATTTGCTAGCTGGGGGCGCAGGCATGGCAGACTGGATTACGCTGAATCTGGCTCTAGGCTATGGAAATGGGAAACCCCTTGTGTTCCGGGCTACGACTGTAACCTGTGCAATTTTGCGCCAGCATGGCGCGAGATGTACGAAGAGGATTTAACTGAAACCACCCCGGCCCCTACTACTACTTTTACGACAACCACTACGACAATCGCGCCTTGCGGTTGCAGGCCGCCTGTACGTTGTCCTGATGTAGCAGGGATGTGTGTGAGAACTGAGTGCGTTCCAGGAGGCGCAGGTACGGAGTTAGAATGTCCAGCGCCCCCTCCGGAAGCAGAGATACCGACTTGTTTTGACGGGCGAAAATGGTGCATTTGTACCAGTTCTACATCTACCACTGGAACAGGCACAACTACTACATCCGCGCCTTGCGGACAATGTACATGGACATATGTAAGCGTGCCGATTTCATCGTCACTTAACCAGTGGCAGATGACGGAGAGGTGTGAGAATGCTCTTAATAGTTGCCACTGTACGTTGCCTCCTGTTCCTCCTGGTACACCGGGATGCCCAGGAGGAGGCTGCTCTGGCACACTCCCGCCTAATGCAAACTGCGGGGATACTTATTCGGTTCCTTGTGGTTTGCCTCCTACTACTAGCCCGCGTCCTCCTTGTAGTAGCTGTTCCGGTACTTGCATTTTTTATTCAGTATTTAACTTCCCGGGTACTGAGTATATATGGCAAGAGATACCATGCTATGTGTATTTAGGTGAAGGACACGGCGACTGCTGTAAACTTGGCCCCCCGGGATGCGATAATAGTCTAGTTTCTAGTTTTGCAAATTGTCGATGCTCCGTACCGTCTGACCCTCCGACTAATGTATGCCAGATCATTCAAACAAGTTGCGGATCAGGTTATGCAGAGTGCGCATGTTGTAACACCACAAGCTGTCAACGAAAATGCACTTATAAGGGCAACGGTTATGGTGGTTGGAATAAATTTATTGATAACTGCCCTACCACTTGTCCTTGTCCGGGCGCACCATTAGCACAAAGCCTGTCTGATTGTGACATGATCAATTTTCAGTGCGGAGAGATTGTACCTACTCGCACCTCGACCAGTACAACCACGGGCACGGGGACTACCACAAGCACTACCACCATTGGTCCTGGAGCCTGCTGCTACCCCTGGAACGCTGCTTGTGCTGTACAAAGCCAAGTAAGCTGTGTGTCGAGTGGCGGTTCATTCCAGGGTGCGGGCAGTGTGTGTTCTCCTAACCCGTGTCCAACAACAACCACAACAGGAACTCCTTTAGGCCGTTGCTGCGTACCGCCTAATTCTTGGGGCTGGGGATGCGGAGATGGCTACTCTCAGTGGTACTGTACCTTTATCGGAGGGTCTTGGACAGCCAACGCTACCTGCGGACCGCACCCATTAGCCGCTTGCGGATTCACTACCACTAGCACCACAACAACCACTATGCTACTAGGTGCTTGTTGTTGTGTTAATGTATACGTTTCTCCTGTGTCTTATAGTTGCACGGACGGTGTAGGACTGGAACAATGCCTAAGCTACTCAAACAATCAAGTTTCATGCAGTTGGAACACCGGCGTTACTTGTTTGTCCGGTAATCCCCCTTTCTGCGTGCCAGGGCCTACTGTTGTCCCGCCTAGTACCCAAGCTCCGCAAGCCCCAACAGTCACGACAACCACGGCAGCCCCGACAACCACGGCAGCCCCGACAACCACGGCAGCCCCGACAACCACGGCAGCCCCGACAACGTCTGTGACACCTCCTAGCACCTCACCGCCTGAGTAGACTATTCGGTAGATTTGCAACCTAGAACTCCTTGTCTATAATGCAAGGAGTTTCTTAGCGGGTCGTATTTTCACAGGGATTTTTATGAGCAAGCCTTTTCTGACCATTGGTTGCGCCACTTACAATGACTTCAACGGTGTTTATTTCACCGTCCAAGCACATCGCATGTACCAGGATACCCGGGATTGCGAGTTCATCATCGTGGACAACAATCCTGACTCGCCAGAAGGTCAGGCCACCCGGGACTTTATCCAAAGCATTTCTCACATTGAGAATATCCGATACATCCCATACACAGAGATCGGCGGCACATCGCAACCTCGGAACAAGATCATTGAAGAGGCTCAAGGCGATTTTGTGATGGTCACAGATCCTCACGTTTTCGTTCAGGCAAACGGCATTCACTTGCTCAAGAAGCATCTACGGGAAGCTACTCCCGAGATGCAGAAGAATCTGTTTACCGGCCCGCTGCTTTATGACGGGCTTTCCTTTGTCTCCACTCACTTTGAGATCGGCTTTCAAGACCAGATGAACGGGACTTGGGCCACGGCTTGGCGGCATCCAGATGGGACGGCTATCGTCTGCAAAAACTTTGACAACCGTGTGCATTTACGCAAATTGCATGTAGAAAGCAAGGGCGAATGGACTCCTACCGAGATTCCCTGGCCCGGCCACGAACAACAGTTGGTGGATCGCGGTTACAAGGTCATGGGTATGACCAACGACGAACCGCCATTCGAGGTTCCTGGTCAAGGGTTCGGGTTATTTGTAACCAGCAAGGAACACTGGATTCCGTTTAACCGCGATTTCCGGGGATTCGGCGGCGAGGAAATCCTGCACCACGCTCTGTATCGCAAACACGGCAGGACCACTTACTGCCTGCCGTTTATCAAATGGGTGCATCGTTTTGGTCGTCCGGGAGGAGTTCCATACCCGCTCACAATGGAAAACAAGATCAGAAACTATCTGATCGGGTACAAAGATGTGGATTGGGATACCGAAGAGGTGCGTAAGCACTTTGTAGACGAAGTCAAGTTCCCACAAGCGACCTTTGACATCATTGCCCGCGATCCCGTAGCGTTCCAGCCTTTTCAGCCTAGGCCAAGGGCAAACGGTCCCGCACCGGCAGCGGCGGCAGCGACATCCAATCTCGGTTTCCCGTTGCCCACGAATTACGAAACCCTCAATGATGTAGTGAACTTCGTAGCCCAGGCCCCTCGCGATCTGAACGAGCATGCCGGGCTGTTTATGAAGTGGCTCATTGACATGCACCATGCAGTAGACATCACCGGACGGCGAGAGTCCACTGCCCTGTTGTTAGGGGCACTGGGACGCAAAATCCCTTGCCGAGGTAATTGCGACAAGTCCAAGTGTGACAAACGATGCGACAAGCCTGCCGTCTTGGTCAGTTTCCAACAAGAACAGGATAGCTTGATCGGCATCCTCCAGGACATGGTAAAAACGCACTCCGGGCGACCGCTGGAGTTTAGCATCGCTCCGTTTGACCATTCTAAACTGGTCGATGAAATCCCAGAAACGGATTTTTTGTTCCTGGATACAGTCCACAGCGGCGAACGGGTTCTGGAAGAACTGACTCGGTATGCACCCAAAGTGTCTTCACGCATAATGATTCACGATACCGCGATCTTCGGGGTAGACGGGGAGGGCGGCGGCAAGGGCATGTTCTGGGGGATATCACAATTTATCAACCAGAACCCTGAATGGTTCATCGCTGAACACGCGAAAAACCAGTACGGGATGACGGTGCTGTCACGGCTGCCGGGTGACAAGCCCAAAGACCCCGTAAAACTGTTTCCCGGGATGCTCGATCCCGAAGGAAAACTTTGCGGTTGCGGGCAAGAACTAAAGGCCACCCTAAAGCTTATAGGCATCGAGGCGGCCCCTGGTTGCTCCTGTAACGCACGCGCAGCCGTGATGGATGATTGGGGACCGGCTAAGTGCCGCGAAGAGTTAGAGACGATCCTAGACTGGCTCAAGGAAGAAGCCGACAAACGAAACATGGGCCACCTCTATGTGCGACCCGTGGTCAAGCTGGCGGTATTACGAGCAATCCGTGCCGCAGAAAAGAAGATCGAAAAAGGTCTTTGCAAGTAGACCTAAATCGTCAAAAAGGAATGCCAATGCTGGAGTTTCATTTCAAACTCCGGCAGACTCTTAAAGATGTCGTTCTGCTTTAGCCGGTGTGCCGTGTACACCGGCAGACTGCCCTCGTACATGTAAACCGGGCATCCAACACTGTGGGCGATGTGGCTGAACCCGCTATCGCACCCTACAAAAAGACTGCATCGGGAAAGCAACTCAGCAGACTCCTGCAAAGTAACATGCGACCCTAGCCTAACGGAACGATACCCTTTGGATTTTAGGGATTGCTTGACTGCAAAAATCAAACTAGGGGGCGGGTTCTTGCTCTCAGCAGCCGATAGACCGTCAAACTGGTAGCAGAAATACGGCTCGCATTTTTGCAGGGACCACCGGAATCTCTTATCAACCATCAGCGGCGGGGTAGACCAGTTCAACCAGGGATCGACTTTGACCGTTCCCTGTTCCCGAACTAGCTGGGGCCGGTACTCAAATTCTGAGAAAAGGGCATCGATCTCTTGCAATCTGCCTGTGTAATCCATCCCCCCGTTCAAAGTACCCAGCTTGTAGGTGAACCCCTTTGGAAGGTCAAAGCGTAACCCCAGAAGGGCCATAAGGCTGTATGAAGTCCAGTGATCCCCTAGATTACCGTGATGCAGTTCATAGATAGCATTTACATCTATGTATTCCGATTTACTAGTACGAAAGCCCAGATTCTTTTCGTTTTGCATAGACTGCCTCAGCCCCAGGAATGATAAAAATGTCCGTAGCATCGTCGTACCTAGGATACAGAAGCCCTTCTCCTGGCATCACAGGAACTTTGCCCCACCACTCAGTGCAGGCAAATCCAGAACTGTGTCCGGAAGCATGGTCGCTCGCCGTATCAGCCCACCGATAAACGTAAGTCGGTGTTTCGTGATCGGTTTCCCCACAGAGTTTTTTGAACTTTGTCAACATCTCCTGGTCAAATCCGACAAACTTAGAGTCCCCAAAACCGCCCACTCTTTCTAACCCTTTGCGAGTAAACGCTACAGAACTCCAGAACCGGCCTGTCGAGGACTCCACTTGTACAATCCCGGTAATCGCTGTAAGCACTACGCTGGGACGGCTATAGAGGCTCCAAGAAAGTGCCTCCGCGTGTTTCTCAAGGTGCTTTGGCATGAACATATCATCGCCGTCCATGATGGCAATCGCATCCCACTGGATGCCTTGTTCTTCTGCGTGTGCGACCATAGCCGTGTACTTCTCGCCCATGCTTTCGCATCTGGTGTGGAATCGCTTTATTACAACTCGGGGGTCTGGTTCAAGAAGTCCCGGTAATTGCGATTCCCAGGGCCTGTCATCTCCTAGCACCCAAACCCAGTCACCGTGGGTCTGGTCAACGAGTGCTTGGTACACGTTCTGCGTAAGCCGTTGGTGATGGTTATACAGAGGAGTCAGGCAAAGAAATTTCATGCTTGGTTTCCGTAAGTCTTGTCGTCCGGATGGAAAATGGGCTGACCCAGTTCAAATCGTTTTGCCATGATCTCTATCTTCTCATTAGACCCTGGATCAGCATTCGTGGCTACAAACATAGCATTTGCTACATCTTCGTCAATTTCATGCACTCCGTACCTCAGAACATACTCCGATTTAGTAGTTGCCCCAGTATCTCGCATTTTATACCACCGTAATTAGATGCCCAACGTCCATGAATTCAGAGATGTGCGTGACCAGAATTATCTGTATTCCCAACTCCTCTGACAACTCAACCATGAGTCGCTTCACGTTTTCGCGGTACTGCTCGCTTAGGAACCTGAACGGCTCATCCAGAATCAGTACCTGCGCCGGGCGGGGGCGCATCAACGCAAGACATGCGAGGCGTAGCCCGAATGTCACTACGTCCAAAATGCCCCCGCCCACGCTTTGTACGGGGTCCAATTCGTTGCCCTGGGCATCGATTAGAACAGCCCGGGCTTCTGTCTGGCCCCGTTTGAGTTCAAACACCAAACGAAACTGGTACGATTCGGAACCAAAGACAGCCTGCAAACATCGCGTTACTACGGTGTTTATTTGAGCCTGTGCGGTTTCCTGGCATTCTGCACCTATCTGCCGAATGACTTCTTTGGCGGTTTCTTGGAATCTTTGTCGATCCTGTGCATACATAAGCTGTGCCCTAGTATCTTCAAGTTGTCTCTGCTTGAGGGATAATTCGCTACTTAGCCTGTGCAGCTTGGATCGCGTCAGCGTATTGGGTCTGGAATTGTTCGTAGTCGGCATCGAGTAGGCTCCCTTCTTGTCTTAAAAACTCGTCCAAGCGATCCAGTTCCTCCGAAGCATCTTCTACGGAATCAAAGCCGAGTTCATTCAACGATTTCATCAACTGTTTCTGCTCCCCCTCCAGACGGGCTTTCGCCATCTGCAAAGATTGGAGTTCCTTTACGAGTTTGTCGAGTTTGTTGGCAGCTACCACAGTTACGTCTTCCCCTTGGTTTGCATGGACTGATTCCTGGTCTATACCCGAACGGGCATTCAAGTAAATGCTCGTTCCCACTGCCCGAGGCTATGTACAAGACCTCTTGGCAGTGTCTACATAAGTATCGATCTATTTCCGAGTCTGCTCCCACACTTCCCTCAAAATTTTAGAAAGTTCTAGGCAAGCGGCGTTTTCAGCAGCGCGGAAAAGACGATCCGAAAAAGACTCTGATACAGTCTCTAGGCTACCGAGAGCCGCGATTACATCGTCCGCGACCTTTTCAGTCAAAGACGCTTCGTACCTGGGGGTCTGCCACTTAGGGGCAGGCACATCGTACTCGTACCATTCTGCAAGGCCCGAAGAAGATAGCAAGCCGTAGGCGGGTTTGTGATCCATCTGGTCCCGTTTCATGGGAATCAGGCTACCGGGATTCCCTGCCTCCAGGGTGTTCCACCGGATGTGATTGTCCCCGATAAGTATGTAATCCACTAACTTGTTGTTTGCTGATAAACACGCGCGATACTCTGCGTCCTCTGGCGCTCCGTAGTATTTGCTTGGGCTTGAATCTGTGTAGACATACTTGTGGATCACTTGTAAAGAAACCTCACTATGTGTCAACGGCCCGTGATCGGGAAATAGATACCGACCCCAGGGATTGGCCCAAACCGCTAATCCACCTCTGATTACGGTCCATGCTTCGGGTATCAAGTCATGGATAATGCCAGCTTTTACCAGTGCCCCGTATGCCCCGTCCATTCGCCTTTCGTAGTCATGCCCATTCAAGTCATGTTGCCCCGGAATTGCATACATCTCAGGTAAGTAGTCAATGGCCCACGAAACAAGTTCAGCCGGGGGATTCCATCGGTCGAATACGTCTCCCGCGCAGATAATCGGTATTCCGTAGCGATAAGACACCTCTTGCAGGTTATTTAAGTACGGAAGCATGACATCGTACCAGTTCGATTCGGCACGGCCCGAGGGGACCGTATGACGAAGGTGCAAGTCAGAACAAAGAACTGCTACAGGGGACGGTTGCATGATGGGCATACTGGAATCTCCTTGATCTGGGACTGGGTTTGGGATATCTCGGTATCTTTGATAGCGATTGACAAGTTGCAGCTTTTTGCCTGTGCTACTAAGACTGCTAGTCGATCTCTCTTTTGTTTCATATGTGCTACAGTTTCAGCCCTGGCAAGCAAAGATTCGATTACGTCGTAAAATTTCTGACCAGGAAATTTACGGTTCAGAATGTTGTCAACCACCTTTTTTAGGGAATCCCGGCGAGAACCGTGTTCGCGGTATTGTCGGACTGTCTCCACAAACAGAGAAAGCCAGCCCTCCATGTCCCTGTATTTCTGTAATTTTGCGTCCGATTCAGTTAAACGCAAAACCTTTATTTCCAGGGCGGCATAGCGGCACTCAGCCGATTCTAGCTTTGTGGCGCGTTCGTCTAGCAAAGCCAGCTTGTCCACAGCCTCTTGGACCCAAAGCAGTTCTTCTACGCCCTTGGCTAGTCTAGCCTCTTCTTCTTGGTATGTTGTGACCTGTGCTTTCGTTTTCGTCACCCGGCTGTTGATCTCAGCCATCGATTCATCAATGACCGAAAGATCGACTATCCGGTTTAGCTCCTTAGCCATTTGTCCCGGGGTCAGAGAAAGCAGAAACACGGGATCATGCTGGCCCTGAAAGTTAATGTCCTCCATCGCTAATAACTGGCTAACCGGGACGGGTTGCTGTGTTCCCGTAGCCAGATACTTTTGGCCGTTGACCGAGTATCCGTAGTTCTTTTTGTCCTTGAACCGAATTACTAATCCTTTGTCTGTCTTGATCCCGACTCGCGTGTCATCGGTTCCGTGGGTGGGCAGACCACTGATCGGGCGATGTTCTACAAGCCATCGAATCGCACGGATAATTGCTGACTTGCCAGTATCGCTCTGGCCCACGATAGCCGTAATGTGAGGGCCAAATGTGACCTGGAGGTCTTTGTGCCGTTGGAAATTCTTGAGTCGTAATTCTTGAATCATCTGAGGGGTAGATATTTCTTAGGTACAAAATGTTCCTTGACCAGTTCTGCCTCGACCATCTGGACGCTAGCCAGGATCAGTTCGACGGCAGAGTCTATCCCATTGTATGTCAGCAACGGTACGAGAGGCGCGGCGGCAATGTTATTGGGTTGAGAGTTTTCTTCGCTATGAAAGTACTTCTCGACCTCGTCCGCAAAGAACGGGACTCCGAGCCGGGCAAATGCCTGAAATTTCAAACCCGTTATCCCGCTCATGGGGTTTTCTATGTGGGCCGCCTGCATGGTATCGAACCACAGGTTCTTCGGCCACACCCCTAGCTTCTGGTAACTCCACCTAGCCTCGAATTTCATGTTCGCGGCAATCTTCTTTCCTGGGGATTCCAGGTAAGCGCGAATGCGATCATGGTGTTCTTTGTAGACTGGGAATGCCACGCTACGCAGTTCCCCCTCGGCAACGAATGCAATGGACATAGTCCAAATCCGCATTCCTTGGAACTCGGGCTTTATCCCGTTCGTCTCGTAGTCAAAGGCAGAGAGATCGAGTGTGGCGGCCTGCGTCAGGAACTGGCCGATCTTCGCAGGATCGGTAAGAACCGTGACGCAATCCTTGATATCCGGAACCCCGTGGTCCCACGGGCGACTAGCCAGACGCACCGCATCCCGTAGCCATCGGTACGCCCACATCTGGCTGATGTCCATCTGCCCCTTCTGAGGGGCCACAATCCCCACCGGACAAATCCACGCATTAAGCTGTTGGCAAGGAATCTGATGGCCGTACCACCGGTCAAATAGCTCTGCCGGTCGCTGCCAGAACCTGCCCACGACACTCTGAGTAGCCTTAGACCCGAACGGAATGACGACACGGGGACGCAATCTACTTAGCTCAGAGGCCATCAAAGGCTGGCAGTGCCGCCAAGCCTCCTCAGAGGCCCCAAAACACGCGGAAGCGGGTACTAGGACATAATCCCGCATCTCGATGCCAACACGCTTACAGAGGCCGTCTAAGCGATTATAGGGGCTATCCTGCAACCCGCTCGGAGAATCCTGCTCGACACCGTCCACAACAAAGACGATATCAGCCTGTTTTCCAGGCCATGTAAGCTTAGGGCTGCGACATTTTGCCGCAGCCCCACAAGCATTGCAGTTCGGTAACACAGATAACTGTTTTGTTATCTGCGGTTTAGTTAGTAGTGGCATTACATCACCGCCGATTCCAGACTAGCGATCAAGGAGAAGTTGTCTCCGCGAATCTTTACCGTGTTCTGCCCCAGGTGGCAAGGGGTGTCGTATTTCAAAAGATTCTGGATGTACTTGGGGTTCAAGGCAAATGACCGGGAAGGCCCCTCGTAATCGATGTCTCGAATCTCTTCGTAGAACCCGCTCATATTGCTAGCATGAATCATCATCTTCTTGGGCTTTAGCCGGATGACGATCTGCTTGCCGGTAGAAGTGTCCGCTAAGAACGGAAGGGCTTTTTGAGTAGCGTCGAGAAGACCGGGAGGGAAGCGTAAGCTAGAAACGCACTCCGCATTGAAAACCTCCGACAAGTCGGGGAATTCGTCGGTGTACTTCCTAACGTACACTTCCAACCCAGTATAGGTCTTCATGCCAAACCAGTCGTCTCCGATATGGATCGCGGCAACGCCCAGCCCTGCAACCGCAGTACAGGACTCCCGGCGTATCAGAAAAGACCGCTCGACTGGGCACTCAACCTTGTATCGCATTGCCTGATACCCATCGGTGGCTTGCAGTCCTTTTGGACTGATCTCCACGCATGTCCAGGCAAACTGTTCTGCTTCCTTGGCGGCACAGTCTGCCACCATAGCCAAACCGTCAGAAAACGCCGGTTGTACGTCTATCCAAGTCCGGGCGCGTTCCACGTTTTCCGAGTTCATCACAACGTCTTGATGAACCGTGATCCCGATTCGTCGCATCCCGGGGCACTTAATCATCAGCCGTCCTTCGACAAGTTCTATGTCAACCTCGTCCTCCGACAGCTTACGCAAAGTGTCAATGATGGGCCGGGCCGGGACAGCGCAGTTAAACTGCGTGGGCACTGCATGGAAACAGCAAATCTCTTCGTTGTAAGCGCTCACCCCGCCTGGGACAAACGTGTAACAGTCGCTCTGCTCTACGTTTTCAGTTCTGGCGATCCCTGGATGACAGGATTCGAGAACGCGAAGCAGTTCTTTACGATCTATTTTCATGGTTCAGTGACCTAAAAAAATTCAATGTCTCGATACACAGCCAGTCCTTTAGCCGCATCAGTTTTATGGGATGCCAGTCATCTTTAAGTATGCAACCGGTATCCGATCTGACTATGACGTTCGTAAGGACTAACGCATGTCTCCTGTCCCGTTTGTGTACTAGACACCAGTAGGGAACACCCGCCAAAGATGCCGCTCGCTTAGTCTGATCGAGAAAGCTTGCGTAAGTAGCATTCTTCGGCTTGTCTAGTAAGTCCTGGACAGTTGCACTGTTGTATCCTCTTTTCAATTCAAAGCAACAGAGGTTTAGTAATGCCTGACCCCGGTGATCCGTGGCGGTTATGTCGCCATAGCCGCCAGCCGTCGATTTGCCCTTTTTCCCGCGATTGGTGGCGCGGCCCCCTGAGCCGAGTACGCGCCAGAACAAATCGTCTTCTTTACCCTCAGACCACCACAGAGAAAGCATTACTGCAAACTCACGCTCCCAGGCAGAACCCTTGGAACTACCCATTGGATTCTTGAGCCTCGATGGGGTTTTCCATTCCTACCGATTCCAATGCGGCTTGAGCCATCTGCGTGACCATCATCGCATAGTTCTCCGCATCCTTGACCTGCTTCAACATGCCTACGGCAACCAACTGCCAGAAGTACAACGCAAATTCAGGAGATTCGGTCGATAGATCGTAGGCTTCCTTGAAGAATTCCCCAAGAGGATTGTCCTTCTCGCCTTCGATGATCATGTGCAACAAGCTGTCCAGTGCGATCAGGTCAGCCTGGAGCGGCTCGATGATCTTGAAAAACTTAGTAGGTTCGCTCATTTCGTCGCCTCTCTACCGCCGCCTGCACAGCGGGGTCATTTTTGTAATGGTCGATTTCAGACCGAATCGCACTTTGCGATATCTCTGGCTGGCCTGTCATCTGCATCAGTATCGCCTGCTCGTTCTCGACCATCTGTATTTTTGTCCGAAATCTTCGATTTCTTGTCTTGGGCAGTCGCGGTGTTGGGTTTGCCTTTGCAAATTCCTTACGATCAGCCAGTTGCTGGTAGCGTTCTTGTTTTCGGACCTTTCGCAAAATATCCCGGCGTTTTAGCACTTTGTCACGTTTGTTCATTTCTTCATTCCTCTTGGAGTGGATGATCTCTCTATGTTTTTCAAAAGTTCGTCCCAGGCTATGGGGTTTTCTTGGGGCACGGGGACGCATTTCGGTGTACCCGGAGCAGGAAGCTTGACTAGCTGTATGTTACGGTTGTAGATGTCGAGATGTTCCCACCAATCTTCTCGCCCTCTGTTATGGCCGTTTACGAACTTACAAGCAGTTTTCATGCCGACCCTGGGCAATCCTGGTATACCGTCAGAACTGCACCCGGCCCATGCCTTGGCACTCGCGTATAGGCAAGGAGGTAAGTCAGAAAACGCCATCCTGAAATCTTCCTCAGAAAACACGGTTTGTGTACTAGGCTTGTAGACCACTACGCGAGTCCCCTCGATCAACTGGTACAAGTCCTCGTCCGTGGAGACGATGTACACTTTTTTAGCGACATCCAGATTCCTGACACAAGATGCAATCAAATCGTCTGCCTCGAATCCCTTAGCCCAAAACACATTAGCCGCCCCCATTGCAGGTAAGTGCAACGTCCGAAGCAACTCGATCTCCGAGTGGAATAACTGACGATTGAGTTTTAGTTCCTCTCTCAGTTCCTCGGTCTTTCGGTTTTGCTTGTATTCTGGATAGACGCTCTTACGAAAATCGTAGCCGCCGTCGAAACAGAAAACCATAGTGTCAGCACACAGATCGTTTTCCAGTTTCTTGCATGTGCGTATCAGACTGGAAAACACAAAATCAAGCCTCGGCGCGGCTCCTTTATAAGTGAAGTTCAAGGCATACCATGATCGATATGCCAAATTCATCATATCCAGAATCGCGTATCGTTCAGCCATCAGTCTTTGTTTCCTACCATCTGTTTACGCAGATCGTCGATCCGTTGGATTTGCTCAGTCATTTCGTTGTATTGCTTTCTGAGCTTATTTAACTCTCTGCGCACGCACATCCTTATCTCCTCCTTCTCAGTGTAGAGCAGGGTAGGGCAGATCGACAGTCGATGGTCAAGGGTATCCACCGCTTCTAGTAGCCCCTCGGCAGCATCAAGCAACAGATTACTTTGCATAATCACGAATACCTCTTCTTTCTTTCAATGCGAATGGCGTTTTCGATGTCATCCCAGACTGCTTGCATCTTGTCAAACAGTTCGGTTTCCCGGCTGTCCTCTTCGATTTTGCGAATCAGTTCTTCGCGGTAGTAGCCTTTGTCGTACAGGTCGCTTACCACACGACCCCCGGACACCCCCCAAGACTTTTCTTCAATCAAGTAATCGACCGCCGCGCCCAAAGCATCGATGCCGAAATCAGGCAAAATCGGAATAATCACGGTTCGTTCTTTACCATTGATTCGGTTTTTCTTGATGCGGAATACGGGCTTGATACCGATTATCCGCTCTTTGCCCTGGTATTCCTTGGTAATGGCTTTCCCGGGGGCAGTCCAGATTTCAAGACTGGCGTAGAACTTAATGGCATGGCCCCCAGATCGCGTCTTGGTAGGAGCGTAAGGACCGCCACCGATGTTGTCTCGGGTCTGTGAAATCGAGACTACGATGCTGCCAGACTGCTCAATTCCTTGAACAAGTCTGGGGAGACGCTCAGAATTCAGCTTTGCCTTGCCGTCGCCATAAGACCCCTGGGTATCTTTACCTTGCTCCCGGCGCTTTGCGTTCTCCTGGATAAGTTCTTCCCGGGATTCCGTAGAAAAGCTGTCCATCGAATCCAAAACCGCTACAATCTTCTTGCCTTCGCTCAACTTCTTGTCAAGGAAGTCATAGACCTTTTCAAGAAGCATAGGCTGGCCGTTAGAGGGTGTCATCACCTGTATTCGTTTGGCCGCCTTGCTCCCGAAGAAGACCTCGAAATCAAAGAAGCTTCCCACTTCGCCGTTGATGTGCCACAACTCGTATTCGTCGAAGTTCGGGTCGTTAGCCGCCTCTGCCAACATACTCAAGGTCGCAAGCGTTTTCCCGCTGGATGAGTCCCCGACATAAAAGCAGTACGTCCCCGCAATCATTCCTTTACGCCAGTCGCCCGATACGGCAAGGTTGAGTAAAGGACACCCAAGACTCAAGTACAAGCGAGATGTTTCTTTTGGTTTCGTGCCTTCTTCCAACGTCTTCATTGCTTTCTTCATTGATACCACCTGACAATGCTAGAGATGTTACGAATAGATGTTCTGATTTGTTCCAGGGATTTTTCACGCATTTCGGAATCATGCAACGGAATACCCGCACTATTCCAAGGTTGGGGAAAGACAATCGAATGACCACCTCGCCACTGAAACCGGTTACAGTTCTCGACGTTGTCATCCAGCAAAAGGCAAGTCGGATGTGCGAGTAGCCATTTTTGCTTGATGAACACGATGTTCTCCATCGTGGCCCCGAAATGATCGTTTAGCCACTGGTACTTGCCATGTAAGCACTCGGGCGAGCTAAACGGCTGTGTGCAAAACACTACCTTTCCCCAAGTCGATGCCCAGTCCACAAGATCATTTGCCCAGGGATACAATGCTAGCCCAGTCCAAAATGACTGTGTACTCATTACCGCATCTAGCTTTGCTTGATGCTCCGTGGGTAGTAAACCGTGGCCCACGGTATCCCAGACAGAAGGATCGATTTCCGCTGAAACCTGAATCCCTGTCACCCAGTCTGCGAGAACCCCGTCTACGTCTAAGTAAATAATCATTGATTACCCTCCTGAATTAAGTTCCCCTAGATGGAGTTGAACCATCAAATCGGCCACGAAACGTGCCGCGTTTTTCCTGGATTAAACTATAGGGGAAGTATCGTCCTAGCGGCAGCGGAGTCCGCGAATTGCTGCGCCAAACCTGCGGACAGGTCTTGCAACAAATCTTACAGACTTCTGAGCCACTTGTGCAGTCGCTTTCACAGGGATTTCCACAAGTTTTACAGCTTTTTCTGCGGTAGCAGATACGGCTGATTGAACCCGTGGAAGCACGCATTTTCCGTTCTGGCAATCCTGTGCCTGCGCTCCGAGCGAGGTACTTAGCACCAAAACGACAC